TCGTGCCATGTTCAGCTCCCGAGCAGGCGCGCGGCGCCGGTTTGCGGTTGAGTGGTGGAGGTGGATTGGTTGGAGCCAGCCAGGATCGTCGAGGCCATGCCACGGCGCTGGCGCAACGCAGCCGCATCGTTATCGCCCTGCACTGCCGCGTTGTCCACGGTCGGCGGAGGCGGAGCAGGCGGTGGTGGTGCGGGCTTGGCAACGTCTGGCTTGCCGAAAAGTGTGCTCATGGTCGATCCTCAGAAGTCGGTGTTGTAGTCGGTGATCGCGAACGAAGGGCGATTCGCCACGGGTTCACGCTTCACGATCGCCTTGCCTTCTCCTGCACCGATCATAAGATACTGATCCGCGTCACATACGTGCGAATACATGTTTTTATCTGGCACATCGCGGTACTTCTCAGCACCTCCAATCTGCATCCGCTTGTAGTGGTAGCCGCCCATGTAGCCCTTGCGCAGGACCGAGCAATCTGGGTGCACGAGCATTCCAGGTTCCCCATCGATCAGCCGCGTCATCGGGTCACGCGCGGCCTCGATGCGCAGCGTAGGAGAGTTGGTGTACGCCGGCACAGCCTTCACGCCATGAGCCTCCAGCAACTGGAACGTGTTGCGCTCTTCCTCGTCGCCGCCCTGGGCGGCATTGCCTGACGGGTCTCCGGTGATGCTACCGATCTTGAAGTTCGAGTACTGCTCGGCGAGGTGCTTCTTGATAAGGCCGGCAAAGCGGATAACGCCCGCGCGATCGGTCACCACCTCACTGCGCTTGCGCCACTGTCCATTCGGCATTCGTTGCGCGAACACGGCCGCAGGCGTCAACCCAAAGTCCATGCCAATGTGCAGCAGCAGTCGTGGGTTGGCATTGAACGGCCGGCAGTGCAGCGTGTCGCTGTACTCGGGATAGACCACCTTGCCATCCATGACGAAGCCATACTGGCCGTCCACGTAGACCTTGATCCATTCCGGCTTCTTGCCAGCGCTAGCCTTTAGGTAGTAGCCGGGATCGAGGTTCTGCGTGTTTTCGGCATTGGGCGCGCGGCCGCCGGGCTGAGCGAACCAAGCAAAGAGGCTCTGGTCTGGGCGAAGCGATCCAAGATCACGCAGCTGTGCCTCAAGCTCTGCATTCGTCTCTAGATCCTCCTGCGACGGCTCTTCTGCCATCCGATACCACCAGTGGTCCGAGTCCGGCGGGTTGGTGTCCATCAGGATCTGCGGGTCGGTGCAGCCGCCTTCTTCCCGCCGCGGATAGCGGCTCACTCGGCCGGACAGTCCGTCGAGCACCGCCTTGGGCACTTCGCGCGCCTCGTTGATCCACGCGTCAGACAGTTCCAGCGATAGCAGCTTGCGCACGTCATCCGGCCGGTCCAGCGCAATGAAGATCACCTCCCAATCGATCTTCTGCGCCGCGTCGACAATGTGGTGCGTCGGCGGGCTGGTGTCGCGGTAAGTGCCGTAGCTCTGCGGAATCCACTGGTGCCACGTCTTGATGGTGGTGGTGCGCAGTTCGGCATAGGTGTTGCGGATGATCGCGGTGCGCCGGCGGATCCAGCCATCGCGCTGGCGCTTCTGCTTCTGCAGGTTGCGTACAAGCTTCATGACGCAGCACACGGACTTGCCAGAGCCGACCGGCCCGCGGATACCAGCCACAAAGGCATCGGACAGGATAAATGCCTTGCCGACCGGACCCGGCGGCTTGTAGTGGATCACCTGTCCGGTCGAGCCGGTGAGGTCGCTCATTGCAGACGGTCTCCGGGCAGCACAGTTTTGCCATCGCCCGGCACGACCTGGCGCGTCAGGTTGGCATCGCGCACCCGCAGCTTGCCGGCGCGGACGGCGAAGAACTTGGCTGCCTCGGTCACGGCAGTGATGAACCCGCCGAAGTCATCGAAATAGCCCGAGAACTTGCAGTCGTTGATCTCGATGTGCATGGCCCATGCAGCGTCGTGCACAGGGCTCTTCTGGATCAGGATGTTCTGGATGCGCATGGTCAGTCCAAGTGGAGGTGAATGTGGAGCGGCGACGCATCGCTATCGCCATCTTTGTAGAGGCCCAGATGTTTCTCCAGGGCCGTGAGAGAGGCGGACTTGTCGGAAAGCTTGATCTTCGTGACCCGGCCGCGCTCGACCTCGAAGCCAGCCACGGCAGCGGCGGTGTCCTCGTCCAGCTGGTGAATGCCCAGCGCCTTGCCCTTGGCGTCGACCAGCTTGCGCGGGTCGAGGAACGCCAGGCGGGCGCGCTCGAGCAGCACGCGCTCGGCGGTGATCTCCAGCTTGCTGAGCACCTTGCCCAACTTCGCATCGATCGCCGCCTTCACAGCCGGGTTCTGCATCAGCCGATTGCTGTGCACGCGCGCACCGTTGGCCGAGTAGCCCGCGCGGATGCACGCCTGTAGCGCGTTCTGGTCGACAAGGTATTCGGCCACGAAGCGCTTCATCTTGTCGTTGAGGCCATCGCCCTTGATCTTCGGCATCACGCCCCCCTCGGCAGGTCACGCCCGCGCAGCCAGTCCATCACCCGCTTCACTTCCATCACCTCTTCCAGGTCGTACAGCACACGGCGCCCTTGTCGGACTGGCCGTGGCCGATAGTTCTTTTCACGAGTGCGCCCGATCAGGCCGTTGACGCTGAGATTCAGCAGTTCAGCGGCTTCCTCACGTCCGATCAGGGTGCGCTCTGTCATGGCGTCATCGCCCGTGAAGAGCGCTAGTTGGAGGTGGCGCGTCGTCACCTGGATGTCGCCGGCGAGGCTGGCCGCAGAGAGCAGCCCAGACCAGATACGGCCAGAAGATGAGGTGGAAGAAAGTAGGCATGTCATCCTCAGTCCTGAACGTGCTGCACGCGGTTATCGCGCCAGCGATCGAACGTCTCGCGGCGCATGGATTCGAGTGTGTGATCGTCGTGCTCGGTGGGGTCGTCCTCGCCGAGCTTCGCGGCCATGCACAGCCCCATCACCGTGGCGCCGAAGACGGTGCCTGCGATGAAGGCGAGGATGAAGGCGATGGCTGTCATGGTCATTGCTCCCGCTTCACGCCGTAACTCAGGATCGCCAGAGCATCAGCATGGTTATCGTCGACGACCTTGAAGCCGCGGCGCGTGGCCTCGGCGATCATGTCGTCCTTGGTGGCGTTGCCGAAACCGGTCCACGCCTTCTTGACCGTGCCCACGCCGACCCCGACGAGCCGCACGTTGTTCGCCGCGCACCAGGCTTCGAGGATCGCGAGGTAGCCGAAGTACACACGCGCCGAGAGGTTCGACACGTGGCGCTTCACGTCCTCGAAGTACACGACGTGGATCTCGCCCATCTCGCGTGCAACCTCCGAGAGCCACGCGCGCATCTGCGCCCAGCGCTGGCCGTTGTGGTCGAGCCTGCCGGGCTTGAAAAGCTCCGTGCCGCTACGCTGCTTGCCGTCGCGCATGGCGTAGGCCCAGCCGCATCGCGTGGCCAAGTCCAGCGCCAGCACGTTGCACGCCGGTGCCGAAATGCGCGCGGGCGTGCGCGCGATGGATGCGGGCGTACCCGTTGCTGCGAGGGAATTCCATTGCGCTTCAGTGACTTCCGCGCTCTCGATCACCGCGAAAAGGTCAGTCATGACTTCCCCCGCAACTTGGCTGCCTTGCGTTCGCGTTTGGCCTGCGCGGCTTCGATGCGCTCGCGGTCCTTGCCATCGGTCCAACGGTTGGTCGGCATGCGGTATTGCAGCGGCTGCGGCGGCCGACGATAGCCCGGTTGCAGGGATGCAGCAGCGCCCATCAGGGCAGCAATGGCAAGTGCGAATCGTGTCATCACGCAAACTCCGGCAGCAGCGACGCGGCAGTCTGTGGGCCAGTGGCCTGCGCACGCGTCTCGGGTTGTTGGGCCTGCGGGATGCCGTTCACGCACTCGCGGAACAGCGCAGAGCGCAGACGTGTTGCCCACAGGGGAAGGTGCTCGGCCTCGTCGCGCTCGACGTTGCGCTCGACTTCCTCGCCGGTGTGCCGGTCGCGGTACGGATGCGCCAGCGTGACCTTCATCGGCGCCAGGTCGGGGTGTCCGATCTTCGGCATGTACATCGCCGCGGCGTGCGCCCAGCCCTTGAACGGGTCGGTATGCATGGCGCGGTGCGTGGCACGGATGAGCTTGAGTCGCTGGTTCAGCCGTGCGGTCACCTCCTGCCACTGCGTCAAGTCGGCAAAGGCGTGGCAGTCGCACACCCATTCGTTGCCGGTCTTGACGCCGGCCCACATCGGGCAGCCCCAGGCGGAACACTGGCCGGGCTTCTTCGGGCCGGGGTTGTCGGGTGCGTTCGGTGGGGTGCGGTCGAGGGTCATTTCACGATCTCCGGCGTCCAGCCTTTTCCAGCGCCGTTCGGCCCCAGCGAGCGATACATGTCGATGTGACGGAACAGCATCGCGGAAGCCTCCATGAGCACCGCCTTCGTGAGCGGATTGGGGTAGTCCATGGCCATCTGCTGCAGCTTCGCGGCCTCGTCCCAGATCGGGTCATTCGTCATGCTGCGACTCCTTCGAGTTGCTTGCGCTTCGCTTGGATGCTTGCGATGACCTGCTCGCGGCCATAGCCATGGGTGTGAGCGCCGATGCGCGCGGCTTCGGCCATGAGCTCGTCGTTCGTCATCGTGGTGAGTTGCTTTGCTCGAGGCTTGGGCGGGTTCCGGACCTTGGCCAGCATGGCGAGCACGAAGCCGGCGTTGATCGGGGTGGCATCACCGGTGGCGTCACGGTCAGCCACGGCGAGGTCGTAGGCCTTGCGCAGTTCGGCAGGCGTGGGCGCCATGGCGGCGAGTTCCTGCACCTTGGCGTCTCCGGCGAAGATGCCGCGGGGGACTTTGCCCCGGGCACGCTCCCAGGCAATCAGGCTCATCGACACCTCGACGGCGGCGCGGGGCGGGTCGACAGGGTCGCGCGCGGGATCTTCGGGAGACTGTGGTGTCGGTATGGTTTTAACTTCTCCCTTACCTGTCCCTTCCCTTACCTGTCCCTTAAGAGCTTTTTCTGGCGGAATTTGCGGGGCGTTCCGCTGGAAAGCTCCGGCATTTCCAGCGGAAACATCTTCGCTTCCACCGGAATTTATTGAATGTGCACTTTGCGCTGCATCGCCATCACCAAAGCCACCGCTATCAGAGTCATCGGGACCCGCACGGCCAATATCGTTCCGCTGACCATCCGGAGGAACGTCCCCGCCTTTCCGCTGGAATGAGTCATCGTTTCCGGTGGAAATGAGCTTGCTTTCCAGTGGACGGCCAATACTTTTCCAGACATCGAACGGCGGACAGACGACGACAGGGAGGCCAGATTCCTCGCGGCGCTTGTTCAGCTTCCGGAGGCGATCGACAAGTTTGTCGTAGGCGTGCTGCAGCTTCGAATCCCAGGATTCGCGGGCTTTCTCGCACACGACCGGGTGATACAGGCGCGCGTCGGCGCACTCGATCCAGCCGCGCAAGGCGCCCTCTTTCACCTTCAGCCATTCGCCCACGGCGCGGCCATAGCCAGCCAGCGAGGCAAGCGAGCGATCGTCATTCGGGAGAGAGCCCGCGGGGACTTGATGCCAGGCAGCGCACCAGAGCATCACAGCGCTGCGGAATTCTTCGCCGGACACCATGACGGCGATGTCGCTGTCGCGCAGACGCACGACATCCAGTGGCATGAATTGGAAATCGCGCAGATCGCAGTCAGTCGGCGTGAGAGGTTCGGGTAATTCGTTCACGGCTTCAGTCTTCCCACACCAGTTTCTGAATCGCCTCGGGGCTGGATAGCGCGCCCGTGGCAATGGTGACCATCGCTTGATACATGGCCTGATCCACGCAGATGCGATCGACCGGCACAACCTTGAGCCCGGCCGATGCAAGCACCTGGCACG